GATGAAGAATATAAAAAATATATTAAAATACCTTTTGGATGCATTCTTACTATAAAAAATATTGAATAATTAATTAAATATTTATAAATTTATATAATAAAATGCAATATAATAAAGAAACTAAATCTTTAATTATATCTTGTGATTTTAATGAAGAATTAAAAGATATACCAAATGATACACAAATTATTATTTTTGAAAATGAAGAACCTAAATATTTAATGTTTAATCAAAAAGTAGATAATTTACCACAAAATTTAACTCATTTAACTTTTGGGTTTTATTTTAATCAAAAAATAGATAATTTACCTAAAAATTTAACTCATTTAAATTTTGGTGATTTATTTCTTAATAAAATAGATAATTTACCTAAAAATTTAACTCATTTAACTTTTAAATGTTGGTTTAATGAAAAATTATGTAATTTGCCAAAAAATTTAAAATTATTAAAATTAGGATGGTTTTTTCAAAATGATTTTATTTTTCCAAAAAATTTAAAAAAATTATTATTAACTTGTAATAATAAATTAATAAATAATATTCCAAAACATATTGAAAAAATTTATATTGATTTTGATATTTGTGAAAAACATAATTCAAAAATAGATAATTTACCTTTAACAATAAAAGAAATAGTTATTAAAGATAAAAAATTTAAAAAATATATAAAAATACCTTTTGGATGCATTCTTACTATAAAAAAGATTGAATAATTAATTAAATATTTATAAATTTATATATAAAATGGAATATAATAAAGAAACTAAAACTTTAATTATATCTTGTGATTTTAATGAAAAATTAAAAGATATACCTAATGATACGCAAATTATTGTTTTTAAAAATAATTATGATAAACTTTCAAAATTTAATCAAAAAGTAGATAATTTGCCACAAAATTTAACTCATTTAACTTTTGGGTTTTATTTTAATCAAAAAGTAGATAATTTATCAAAAAATTTAACACATATAACTTTTGGAAGTTTATTTGGTCAAGAAATAGATAAATTGCCAAAAAATTTAACTCATTTAACTTTTAGAGATCATTTTAATAATAAAGTATATAATTTGCCAAAAAATTTAAAATTATTAAAATTAGGATGGTTTTTTCAAAATGATTTTATTTTGCCAAAAAATTTAAAAAAATTATCTTTAACTTGTAATAATAATTTATTAAATAATATTCCAGAACATATTGAAAAAATTTATATTTATTTTGATTATAGATATGATTATAATAAAAAAATAGAAAATTTACCTTTAACAATAAAAGAAATTGTTATAGAAAATGAAAAAATTAAAGATTATATTAAAATACCTTTTGGATGTATTCTTACTATTAAAAAGATTGAATAATTAATTAAATATTTATAAATTTATATAATAAAATGCAATATAATAAAATAACTAAAACTTTAATTATATCTTATGATTTTGATGAAGAATTAAAAGATATACCTAATGATACAGAAATAATAATTTTTGAAAATGAAAATAAAGATTCAAGATTTAATCAAAAAGTAGATAATTTACCAGAAAACTTAACTCATTTAACTTTTGGTACTGAATTTAATCAAAAAGTTGATAATTTACCACAAAACCTTATTCATTTAACTTTTAGAATGTATTTTAATCAAAAAGTAGATAAATTATCAAAAAACTTAACTCATTTAATTTTAAATGATTTATTTCTTAAAAAAATAAATAATTTACCAAAAAATTTAACTCATTTAACTTTTAGATGTTGGATTAATGAAAAATTATGCAATTTACCAAAAAATTTAACTTATATTAAAATAAAAGGAGATTTTAATAATATCATTATTTTACCTAAATCTCTTAAAAAATTATCTTTAACTTGTAATAATAATTTAATAAATAATATACCAAAACACATTGAGACAGTTTATATTTGGTTTTATAAATATGATAATAAATATGGTGATGAATATAATAAAAAAATAGATAATTTACCTTTAACAATAAAAAAAATAGTTATTAAATATGAAAAATTTAAAAAATATATTAAAGTGCCATTTGGATGCATTCTTACTATAAAAAATAAAGTGTTATTAATATAATACCTTTTAGATGCATTCTTACTATAAAAAATATTGAATAATTAATTAAATATTTATAAATTTATATAATAAAATGGAATATAATAGAGATACTAAAACTTTAACTATAGATTATGATTTTAATGAAGAATTAAAAGATATACCAAATGATACACAAATTATTATTTTTAAAAATAAAAATAAATTTTCAAAATTTAATAAAAAAGTAGATAATTTACCAAAAAGTTTAATTAAAATATTTTTTGGAGGATATTTTAATCAAAAAATAGATTATTTACCTCAAAGTTTAACTCAAATAACTTTTGGATATTGTTTTAATAGAAAAGTAAATAATTTTTCAGAATATTTTTTGGGTTTACCAAAAAATTTATCTTGTTTAACTTTTAATGATTGGTTCAAACAAAAAATAAATAATTTTCCAAAAAATTTAACTCAATTAAATTTTGGTGTCTTATTTAATCAAAAAATAGATAAATTACCTAAAAATCTAACTAATTTAACTTTAAGTTTTTATTTTAACAATAAATTAAATATTTTATCAAAAGAATTAAAATATTTAAAATTAGGATATAAATTTACAGAAGAAATTATTTTGCCAAAAAATCTTGAAGAAATAATATTATATTCTAACAATAATTTAATAAATAACATTCCAACACATATTAAAAAAATAAAAATTATTTGTAATTTTGAAATCAATATAAAAAATTTACCATTAACAATTGAAGAAATTGTTATTCAACATGAAGATTATAAAAAAATGATTAAAATACCATTTGGATGTATTTTAACAGTAGACCGAACTATATTAAATTTATAAATCAGTGATTGTAATTTTATGATGTTCATTAAACCAATTATTACCATATTTATTTAATATTTTATTAAAATTTTCTTTTTTAATAAATAAACCATCATTAATATATTTTTTATTGGGTAAATTTATAAAAGGTGTATTAATAACATTTTTAACATAACCATAAGTATTAAAACAAATAGCATTATCAAAAATATTATAAATATCTTCCAAATCATTAATTGAATTATCAGGGAAACAAGCCAAATCATTACCTAAAGAGTCAATATTATTAAGAAAAACAAAATTTTCCAGATTTGGCAAATTAGGTAAATTTAATAAATTAGATTTTTCATCAAATTCTTTTTTAAAATTTTTAATATTTGATTTAACATATTTAGGAATTTTTTTATCAGTTGTTAAAAAAATAAATAAAGATTCTAATTCTTTATCAATAATTTCAATAGTTAAATTTGGAACATTAATTTTTTTAAGTTTTATATTTAAATAAATTAAATATAATAATTCTTTTGTTTTAAAATCATGGATATCTTTTTTAAGAAACAATAATAAATCACTTGGATAATTTATTTTAACTGCAATTTTACAATTTTTATAAGCATTAACTAAATCATTTTTTTCAAAATAATATTTTGATAAGAAATATAAACATTCTGCCCGTCTTGGTAAAGTTTTAAATCCATTTATAAATATTTGTTTGATATTTTCAACATCATAATTTAGTTCAATCATTGCCAAACCCATTTCCATATAACTAACATATATTTCTTCAATCCAATTACCCATTTTAGTTCTTAATTCATAATATTTAATTGCATTAGGTAAATCTTTATAATCTCTATAACTTTGTCCAATATAAAAATAATATCTTGAATGTAATTCAACATCAATATTATTTTCAACAGCATGAACTAATAATTGAGCATCTTTCAAATATTTAAGAGGATCTTTATTTCTATCACCAAGTCTTCTAGAATCTACATAATAATTTCCTTCTAATCTAACTAAAGAGGGTTTATCTTTGTCTAAACATTTAGAGAATTCGTGAAGAATACCTTTATAACACCATTTTAATTTATTATTAAAAATTTGCGTTCTTCCATAAGTAAAAAATTCATTACCATAATTTAATAAATAACCATCTTTAACAAGTTTAGGTAAGACTAAATTACCTACTAATAAATCATCAGCATCCATTACCCAAACATATTCTGATTTACCAAATGCTGCTTCAAAAGCCAAAGTTCTATTATGACCAAAATTTTTCCATTCATGTTCAACTAATTCACCTGAAATATTTTTTTCTTTAAAGAATTCTTTAATAATTTCTTGTGTTCCATCTGTTGAACCTGTATCTGATATAACCCAATAATCAATATATTTTAACATGTTATTTAATGTTTCTTTAATGATATGTGCCTCATTTTTAACAATCATACAAAGACACATTTTTGGTAAAGATTTAGTGTTTTGTTGATTTGTTTTTAATAATGATTTATTTTTTTGTTTTTGTTTTTGTTTTTTTTGACCCATATTTATAAATTTTAATTAAAAAAACTTTAAATTAAAAAAAACTTTAAATTAAAATCTTTAAATTAAAATTTTTAATTAAAAAAATAATTAATAATTAAAGTTTATAAAATTTTTAATTAAAAAATAATTAATAGTTAAAATTTATAAAATCTTTTTTTGTATTCCAATCAATAAGTGAAAATTTAGCAACATCAATAACATGTTCAATGAATTCACAAGTATGTTCATCATCAAAAATTTCTCTCATTTCATCAAATAATTTATTATAATCATCTTTATTTTCAGAAGGCAAATATATTTTTTTAACACCTGCTTTAAATCCTCCTTGAACTTTGTATCTAACACCTCCAATTTTTTTAACATAACCATATAAATCTATTTCTCCTGTTAAAGCAATATCTCTTCTTATTTTTAAATTTAACATAATAGATAAAAAAGCTAAAGTGAAAGCAACACCAGCAGAAGGACCATCTTTAGGTGTTGCAGCTTCAGGAGTATGAATATGTAATCCATTAGGATATTTATTAAAAAATATTTCTTTTGCTTCAAAATTCAATAAATTTATTGCAGCTGTAAAAGAATAAATAATAGATTCTTTCATAATTTTTTTTTGATTACCAGTTAATTTTAAAATAAATTTTTTATTATTACCAAAATTATTAGCTGTTATTTGTATAGGAACAATACCACCACTACAAGATTCAGTAGCATATAATCCATTAACAATACCAACACTATCTCTTGAATGAATACAAGAATATTCAATTTTAATATCACCCAAAAATTCTTTAATAATATCTTTTGTAATTATTAATGGATTTTCAACAGTATAATTAATATTATTAATAAATAATCCTCTTTGATATATTTTATCAATATTTAATTTTAAAAGTATATTTTCTAAAGAACGTTTTAATGATCTAACACCGGGTTCATAAGTATAATTTTCAATAATATGTGTTAAAATATCTTTATTAAAAATAATAGAATTATAATTAAAACCGACATCTTTACAAATTTGTTTTAATAAATAATCATTAGCAATAGCCATTTTTTCTTTTAAATTATAAGAATTAATTTCTAAAATTTCCATACGGTCCAATAAAATTTTATCAATTTTATTTGCATCATTAAAAGAAAAAATGAAAATTACTTTATTTAATGGAAATGTTATTTCTTGAAAAAATCTATCTTGAAAAGAACCATTAGTCATTGGATCTGTTAAATGTATTAATATACTCATTAATTCATTTATTTGTCCATTCTTACTTGCACATTTATCTAATTCATCAAAATACATTATACATCTTGCTGAACCCGCATCAACCATTTTTTTAACTATCAATCCTGGTTGTGCCCCTGAATAAGTATATCCATGTCCATGTAATAATTCACCATCATTTTGACCTCCTAAAGTTATTTGAACAAAAGGAATATCTAAACATTCAGCCAAACACTGAGCAAATTTAGTTTTACCAACACCGGGTGGACCAGCCAAAGCGATAGGTTGGATATTAGAGCCTTGAACAGAAATTAATTTTGCCAACATTTGTAAAGTTTTAGTTTTTGCTAATTTATGTCCATAAACTTGTTCATTTAATTTTGTTTCAATATTTTCCAAGAAATCTTTAGATTTATTTTTGTCAGTTGAAATTATTTTAAATATATTATCATCAATATCACAAGGCCACGGAAACTGAACTAAAATATTTACATATAATTTAATTTTATAAGTTTCATTATTAGAATTTTTTAATTCTTCTAATTTTTCTAAACATATTTTTTTTATAGTATCTGGCATATTTTTTGATAATAAAACTTGTTTTTTTAAATCTATGTCATTTGTAGATATTGCTTTCAATTTTTCTAATTCATTTTTTATATTAATTGATGACTTTTTTAATTTTAATTGTGAAATATAATTTAGTTGTTCATATATTATATTGGATATGAATTCATTACAATTTGAATTTTTTTTATCTTTTAATAAATTAAATAATAAACTTGCAATAGAACAATTTTCTTCTGAACCTAATAATAATAATTTTATAGTATTAAACATTGAATATAAATTTTCATTTGCATTTTTTGTAAATTGTTTAATTAATTTTACCAAATGAATTTTATTTAATTCAATAAAAATATTATAATCTTCAATTAATTTATTGATAAAATATTCTTCATTTATTAGTAAAATATCAACAATAGTCATATTTTTAAAATAATTTTCTGCAAAATTAATATCTATATCATTTATTTTATTATATATCTCATTATTAATTATTTTATCTCTATTATTTGTTTTAATACATTTTATGATATTTTCAATTTTATTTTTTTTTAAATACAAAAAATTGTTTGCAATTTGCGATGTTCTCATATAAACATTTAATGGATCAGTTTTTATATAACCTGTAAAATTAATTGTTTTATTGTAAAATTGAATACTTAATGAACATTCATTATTAAAAATTGTTAAATATTTATTTGTTTGAATTTTTTTTATTATTATTGTTTCTATTTTATTATTATTATTGATTATTTCATAATCTAATGGCACAAAAATTTCATTTAGCATTTTATATAATTTTTTATTATTGTTGTTTTGTTTTAAAAATTTTATATATGAACCAAAATTTAAATATAATATATCATTCATATTTGTAAATCCAACTATTTTTCCTAATAATGTTATTTTATTCTTTATTTCTTTGAATGGATTGAATTTTATTAACTCAACCAAATCATTATTATAAAATTTAATTGTTGAATCATCAATAACACTTTTTAATTCATTTATCATTTTGATTGAATATATTTTCTTTTTGTTGTTTTCTATTTTTGTATTTAATTTTTTGGAATAAGTATTAGTATTAAAATTATTTTTTGTTTTAGTTTTGCTTTTTATTTCTTTTTTTAATAAATCTTTTTCTGTTATTTTTATTGTGCTGTTTTTATTTGATGAATTTGTGCTTGTATTTGATTCGGAATTATTTTTTTCTGTTATATCTCCATAAAGCGATTCATTGTTTACTATTGGTTTGTCATTTTCTTTAGAATATAATTCCATTATTGTTTTGTTGTATGTTTCATTCATATTTTTTATTAATTCATTCAATAATTTCATTGTTTGTGGTTTTGAATACAATAATATATTCTCATTCTCTATTATTGTTGTTTGCATTTTAACAAATATTTCAGTTAATGTTTTATATTCATTTTCCAAAATTTCTAATTTATTATTTTCCAAATCCAAATTAATATTATTCATCATTATATATTATTTTATTAAAAAAAATTATATTTTTTATCTTTTTTCATTTTATATTAAAATAATTTAAAAACAAAAAAAGATTACTGAATATAATTATGCAAACAAAAAACAACAAGACTAAAAGTTCATCTGCTGTAGCACAAAAAACTGAAGAAAATTCAACTACACAACCCGCTAATGTTGTTACCGTGTCTAATGGTAATAAAATTGTTGAAAATAATCTTGCTGGTAAAGATGTTGAAGTTTCAAATAAAAAATCTAACTCTCGTAAAACAACACAACAAGCTACACCTGTTGCTGCACCTGCACCTGCACCTGCAACAGCAACAGCAACAAAAGGCAGAAAAACTAAAGTTGTAGAAACACCAGTTGTAGAAGAAGCAGTAGTAGCACCAGTTGTAGAAGAAGCAAAACAAACCAAAGGAAGAAAAACAAAAGTTGCGGCACCAGTTGTAGAAGAACAAGTAGTAGTTCCTGAAGTTGCTCCTGAACCAACTAAACAAACAAGAAAAACCAAACAAAAAGTTAATGCACCTGTAGCCGTTGAAGCACAACCAGTTGTAGAAGTTCAACAAGTTCCTGAAGCACAAGCACAAGCACCAGCACCAACTAAACGAACAAAAAGAACAAAAGAAGCAGTAGAACAACAACCAGAAGTTGTTGAAGCAGAAGCACCAAAAGTTAAACGAGCAAGAAAAGTAAAAGAAGTAAAAGAGCCAAAACGAGCACGAAAAGCAAAAGCAGTTGCAGTTGCAGTTGCAGAAGGAGCAGAAGGAGCAGTTGCAGTAGAAGGAGCAGTTCCAGTAGTTCAAGTAGGAGAAGAGAAGAACATGCGATATTTTAAATTAATATATGACAATAACGAAACCCACGGAAGATACAGTGGAAAAAAGCCAAAACAAGCAGCAAACAAAGCATTTAGTTCAATTGTAAAAGAACACAAAGCAAATAACCACAACACTGAGGTTCAAGAACATTCATTTAGCATAGTAGAATGTACAAGAAATAGTAAATGTAAAGAATATAAATACATAGGGAAACGCGAATCATTACCAGAACCAGTTCCAGTTTACATTCCTCATAAAACAGAATTAAATCTTCAAAATTTAAATGTAGTGAGTGAAAAATCAGTTAAAGATGTAGTAATAAGACAAAAGAAAGTTGACACAACATATAGCGGTAAAGAAGTAACACTAAATACAAAATCAGTATATTTAGTAAGTTCAAGTGGTCCAGTATTTAAAAAAATTACATACCGATATAGAAATAACATTCAAAAACTACCAAAAGAAGAGCAAGAAGTTGCAGCAGCATAATTAAATTTTTAATTAAAATTAATTTATTTAATAAATAATTATTAAATAATAAAAAATTTAAGATATTATGTATTTTTTTATATAATATAACTATATAAGAAATTATGTTAAATACTAAATCTATTAAAAGAAACAATGAAGATATAAATAAAATTTTTGTAAGACCAAATTATTCAATAAATTCTAACACCAAAATATCAGAAACAACTGAACAATCAAATGTTGAACATTTAAAATTAAATAATAAAAATGAATCAAATAATAATATAAATAATATGAATAACAATATAAATAATGATATAAACAACAATATAAACAACAATATAAATAACAATATAAATAATGATATGAATAATATAAATAACAATATAAATAATGATATAAATAATGAAATAAATAATGAAATAAATAATGATATAAATAATTTGAGAGGTGGATTTAAGCCAACACAGCAAATTATAGTAGTTGCACCTAAAAATATATTTTCAGACAAGATGATAAATAATGAAAAAGCAAAATGGGATGAAGAACAAAATTGTTATACGATATATAACGACACAGACATAATAGGATTTTTCAGCAACATAGATATAATAAATTCGATAATAAAATGCAACAATATAAATAAATACATAAAAAAATATTTTTTTGTAATAACATACAACAAAGAAAATGAAATATTTGAATTTGATTTTGTTGATTCAGTATTTACAGATAATTTAGACATAATAATAAAAGTTCAAAATACATTATTTGATTTAGTTAATCAAGATAATAATAAAACTTTTACAGATAATTTAATTACTTTTAATTATCAATTTGTAATATATTTATTTAAAAAAACAAATTATTTACAAAATTATGATACAAATAAAGTTTCTAAATTTTATTCAACAATAACTTTTAGATATTCATCATTAATTTTAAAAAATTTAATCAATATTGAAGAAGATAATTTAATAATTTCAAATGATATTAAAAAATTAACAGAAATTAAACAAGATATATTAGAACAACTTGATAATTTGGATTTAAATATTAAAAATATTAATAAAAAAAATAATTTGTCAATTGATGATAATATTATAAATATTTCAACAAGTGATAATTTTACTGATGACACAGATAATTCTTCAGCATCTAAATCATCTAGTAAAAAAATTAATGGACATGTTTTAAATAATATTATTACAAGTCTTACTGAAGTTCAACAAAAAAATAATTTTAAAATTATTAATGATGATGTCTCCACTTATCTTGATAAACAACAAAGTAATAATCCTAAATTAGAAACATCTACTCAAAATAATTATAAAATTGCAAATAAATATACTACTACTGAACCTTCTTTTAATAAAAGTAGTGCAATTAAAAATGGACAAATTTATAAAATAAATATTTAATAAATTAAAAAATAAATATTTAATAAATTAAAAAAAATAAATTAATATTAATATATAAAATGGAAAAAATGGAGAACATAATAAAAATAAAAAAAGAGATAGAAAACATTATAATAGAGATAGAGATGAAAGAGAAAAATTTAAAAGAACGATTTGAAGAAAACAATTATAAAACACAGATAATAAAAAAATATTTAGAAGAAACAATAGAAGAATTTCACAATATATGTAAAAATTTATATAAATAATTATTAAATGGTTAATAATAAAATAAAATTTTTATATAATTGATTTATATAAAGGGTAATATTAATGGAATGCTATAATGATATTAAACAAATAATACCAAATATATTTATTTCAAATAATAAGAATGTGAAAACTTGTGAAAATATTTTAAGTTATCTTAACATAAAATACTTAATAAATATAAATGATACATTTGACACAAAACTTGCTACATCATATAATATTATAATAAATTCAAATATTGATTTTTATGATAATGATGAATTAATTAAAATTGATTTTGAACAAACAAATGATTTTATTATTAATTCTTTAAAAAATAATTCAAATATTTTAATATCTGATATAAATTATAATATTTCTTTACTTATTATTGGTGCTTTTTTATTAAAATATATTAATTTATCTTATACTGAAACAATCTATTGGTTGGTTAAAAAAAATAATTTACAAAATTTACCAAAAAATATATATTATCAATTATTTTTGTATTTTAAACAAATTAATAATTAATTAATTAAATTAATAAATAAATAAATAAATAATTAAATAAATAATTAAATAAATAAATAAATAAATAATTAAATATGATTTAATTTTTCTATTAATTCATTAACTATTTCTATATTTAATTGCATATAACCATTATTAATTTTATAAACAATAGAATCAAATTCTATTAATTTTTCTAATTTTTTGTTTATTTCATCAAATTCTTTAGAATTTTCATCAGTTATTTTATTTAATTCTTCAATATAATAATCTTCTTTTAATTTAATTTTATTAATTAATTTAGACATAATATTAAATTCATCATTAAGTTTTTCATATAAAGATTTAAATTCAAAATCTAAATTATTAAGTGTTAAACAATATTCATTAACTAATTCATCAGTTAAATTTGCGTCAATAAAAAATTTAATTAAAATATCATTAGCATATGTATATAAATTATTATAAAGATTATTTAATTTTTCTAATAATTCTTTTTTCATTAATTCTTTTTCTTCATTTTTTGATTCTATAAATGAGTATGATTTTAATTCTTTATTAATAGTGTCATAATCATCTATTATTTTTCTAAAATATATTATTTGTTCATTATATTTTTTATTTTTTATTTCATCATCAAAAATTTCAATTCCTTTAATTTCTTCTTCATCTATATTTTCTAATTCAATTATTGGTTTAGTATTTTGTATTAAATATATTGAATAATTATTTTTATATTCACTTGATATTTCTTTGTATTTATCTTCACTTATATCATTGTAATCTGTTTTTTCTAACCATGTTAATATATTTGTTATTGTTTCACAAATAGTTTTTTTAATTTTTTCATCAATTTTAACATCTACAGAATTAATATTTTCTATAATTCGTTTGGAACTATCTATTAAAGATAAATAATATTCTTTTTTCATTTTGTCTATTCTATCTATAAAATCCATCTTTTTTGCATTTTCTATTATTTTATCTAATTCTTCTTCTGTTAAATTTTGTTTATTGCCTGAAACTTGAATTATTTTTTTATTAAGTGGATTTTTTAAATCTTCTGCTTTTATTTTAATTATTCCATCTGTGTCTATTTCAAATGTTATTTGTATTTCTGGTATTCCTCTCTTCTCTTTTTCTATTCCTGATAATGTAAAATCACCTATTAAAAAATTGTCTTTTGTTAACTTTCTTTCTCCTTCATAAATTTTTATTGATATCCATTCTGTATCATCTTTATCTGTTGTGTATTTTTTAGTTTTTTTAACTGGTATTATCGTTCCTCTTGGTATTAATATATCCATTATACCTCCTGAAGTTTCTAAACCTATTGATAATGGTGTTCTATCAACTAATAATAAATTATCAGTTATATTATCTTTACAAGTTAATAAATGACCTTGAATTGAAGCACCAATAGAAACGACTGTATCAGGATCAATAGAACAATTAACATCTTTATTAAAAAATCTTTCAACACAATATCTTATAATTGGAATTCTTGTCATTCCACCAACCATAATAATTTCATTAATTTTTTCTTTTTCTAATTCACATAATTCTAGAATATCATTTAATGGTTTAATTGCCATTGTTATTAAATCTTCAGTAATTTCATTAAATTTTTCTCTACTAATTAATACTTTTAAATCTTTGTTCTCAAAAAATTTTTCTATTTTAATTTTTGTATGCAAATTATCTGTTAAAGATATTTTTGTTTGTTCTGCTAAAAATTTTAATTTTTGTAAATTATTTTCACTTATGTTCTCTATAAAATAATTTTTCTCAATTTTATTTTCTTCTATAAAACTTTTTATTACATATTCCATTATTTTTTTATCAAAATCACAACCCCCTAAATTATTATTTCCACATGAACCTAATACTTCATATAATCCATCTGTTATGTATAAACAACTAACATCTAATGTTCCTCCTCCAAAATCATATACAATTATATTTTTATCACTGTTAACTGAATTTTTACCTAATTTATAACATAATGCCGCTGCTGTTGGTTCATTTATTAATCTTAAAACATTAAATCCTGCTCTTGATGCACAATTTTTTATTATTTCTCTTTGATTTTTATTAAAATATGCTGGAACTGAAATAATGGCATTTATTATTTCTATTTCTTCTTTAAATTTATCTGTTAAAAACATTTCTGCTCTAACTTTAAAACTCATAAATAAATGTGTTGCTATTTCTTCAGGATAATAATATTTATCATTTTCTATATCATGAATTTGTATATTATTTGAATTATCTGGAACAATATTATAAGCTAAAATATCTATTAATGATTGAGGCAAATCTGTGTATTTTTTACCTAATAATTTTTTTATTTCATATACTAAAAATGTTGTTTTAAATTTTTCTTCTGTGTTTGTTTTCTCAAATATGTCTTTTCTTAAATATGCTTCTTTACCTATGATTTTCTTATTTGTTGTTAATTCTATTACTGTTGGTATAATATTTGTATTGTCATAATCTGTTATTATTATCGGTTTGTTTTTATACCAAACACTTAAACATGAATTTGTTGTTCCAAAATCTATACCTAAACATAATGATTTGTTTTCCATTTAATATTTATTACTTGTTAAAATTTTAAGATAATATTAAATTTTCTTTAACTAAATTAAAATTAAATTATTAAGATAAAATTAATTTAGTTATTATATTTATACTAATAATGGCTGGAGGTTTAATACAAGTAGCAAGTTATGGTTCACAAGATTTAACATTAACAGGAAATCCCCAAATAACATTTTTTAAAATTGTATTTAGAAGATATACTAATTTTGGAATAAGAACAATTGAAGTTCCTTTTGACAATATAGTAAATTTTGGCACTTATTCAACATTAACAGTTCCTAAAACTGGTGATTTAATGACAAAAACAACTTTAAAAATAAAATTACCAACTTTAGATTTAAAAGAACTTGACACTTCAATTTTAACAAATTATAACACTAATATTATTGATAAAGAAACATTAGAAAAATATTATTTATATTATGACTTTATTATAAATTTTATTAATAAATTAAAAAATATTGTTAATACATATTTTTCTGATAAAAATTATAATTTGAATCCTATTACTTATATTGAAGATCTTAAAAATTATATTTTACTTTTTATTAAAGAAGATGAATATTTACAATTTTTTAAATTTACAAATACTTTTTTATTTAATGATACTAATATTGATGAAAATTTTACTAATGATGATTATTCAAATACTTTTACAAATGCTTCCTTATTTAAGATTTCAAATCAAATTTTAATATATATTTATGAAAATTATAATGTTAATGAATACCCTTTTGATATGTTTAAATTTACTATTCTTGAAAATATGAAAATTCTTGATGAACTTAATATTATTGTCTATAAAAAATTATTGTCAAATCTTAATAATACTAATTCTATTTCTATTGGCTGGATTAAAAAAGTTGCAATTTTTTTAATTGAAAATGTAGAAATGTTTATTGGTAGCAATTTAATTACAAGAATGAGTCCTAATTTTATTGATACTTTTGGACAAGTTAATTATAAAAATGTAAAAATTTATAGTCAACTAATTGGTAATAATATTAATAATAATAAATCTTTTCTTAATAATAATAAAGATAATTATCTTTATTTACCTCTCCCTTTTTGGTTTCAAAATAATTATGGACTTTCTGTTCCTTTAATTGCTACTGAATTTAATCCTATTCAATTTAAATTTAAATTTAGAAATTTAATTGAATTAATATATTTTGAATTAAGTGGTTCACTCATTACAAATGAAAATATTAAAAATGAAATTATTAATTTAATATTAAGTAAAACAATTAATATTTTTATTTCACAATTGGAAATTACTATGTTGATTGAATATGTTTATTTGGATAAAATTGAACGCATAAAATTTGCTCAATCAAGTCATGAATATCTTATAACTCAAGTTCAAGAATTGTCTTTTTCTAATGTCTCTCCTTTTATTAATAATTTTGATTTGAATTTTTTTCATTGTTGTAAAAATATGTTTTGGTCGGCTGTTCAATATAAAAATATTAATAATTTACAAAAAGAAAATAATTTTAGTAATTATAGTGTTCTTGTTTATTCGCCTTATTATAATAATTCTAATCCTTATTATGTTAATTTTATTAAAATGTTGTATAATTCTTATACTAAATTTAATTTAGCCACTTTTATTGAAGGACTTTATAATATTAATATTTCACCTAAAAATAATGAATTTTTTTTACAAGATGTTCAAAATGCATTAATTGAAGTTCTTAATTATAAACCAAGAGTTATTTCTCCTTTTTTATCTTCTACTATAAAATTAAATGGTGTTGTTTTAATATCAGAAAACTTTTCTTATTTTAATTATTTACAACCCTATAATTATTATAAAAATACTCCTGATTTAGGTATTAATGTTTATTCTTTTTCACTCAATCCTACTGAATCACAACCCGCCGGTTCTTGTAATTTTAGTAGAATACCTAAAATTTCTATTAATTTTGAATTATATAATGATGATAACAATCTTATTAATATTACTAATAATAATGATTTCGTTGATAATCTTTCTAATGTTGATTTAAATAATTATAAAATTTTTATTCAAGCAGAAAATTATAATGTTATTAGATTTATTGGCGGTGTCGTTGGTATTGCTTTTACTTATTAAATTTTTTTACTTTATAAAAGTAATTATATTTTTATTAAATTATATTTTTATTAAATTATATTTTTATTAAATTATATTTTTATTAAATTATATTTTTATTAAATTATATTTTTATTAAATTATAAGTTTAATTAATTTTTAATAATTTTTAATTAAATAGTTATAAATAATTTTTAATTAAATAGTTATAAATAATTTTTAATTAAATAGTTATAAATATTTATAGTATTTATAATTATTATTACACAATTATAAATGACAGGAGGTATTATACAATTAATTTCTACAGGTAATGAAACTGTTTATCTTCATAATAATCCTCATATATCTTTTTTTAAATGTTATTTTAGAAGACACACAAATTTTTTTATAAATAATATGGAAATGTATGGTAATTATTATGACAGTAATAATGTTAATATTTATTCAATTGCAAAATCTGGTGATTTATTATCTAAAGGTTATATGAAATTTAATTATGAAGAAAATCATGTTGAAATTTTAGGAAATTATGAAAGTGTAGTTTCCACGCTTATTTTTGATATTACAACTTTTATGGATTCTTATGATATTTATATTAATAATTTTAAAAAAAATGATATTTCACAAATTAATAATGCAAAATTTATTTGTGTTAATAATTCTATTAATTATTTATCTATTATGAGCACTTTTATTATTGAACAAATTAAATTAATCTTTAAAATAAATTTTGATAAATATATTGAATTACAAACAGATAATACTAAAACATTCTTTAATATT